AACAGGTTGAAAGACAACAGCACCAACAATTTCACCATCACGGCTAACGGCACTCCCCGCGTCCAAGCATTCCAGCCGTTCTCACCGACTGCTTCGTACACCGCTGCGGCGTATGGTGGGAGTGGGTATTTCAATGGCAGTACAGATTATTTGACCGGAACCAGCCCAAATTTATCTGGGACTTGGACTATTGAATTTTGGTGGTATCCAACTAGTGTTTCCGCGCAACAAACAATTATTTCGTTTAACGCAGGAGCTTTTTCTGGGATAAATATTTATTGCACCACTTCTGGTCAATTAAATGTTGACAACGGAGTTACTGGTCAATCGTCATTTACTACTGTCGCATTTACAGCAAACCAATGGAATCATGTTGCAATAGTAAGAAACGTAACAACAACCACGGGTTACATCAACGGCGCCGTCGCGGGAAGCCACTCATTTACACCGTCAACGACAAGCGCGTTTTCCATTGGAAGATTTAATAACCCTGCATATTATTATGTAACTGGTTATCTTTCAAATGTCAGAGTTGTTAATGGCACGGCCGTCTATACATCTGCTTTCACTCCCCCCACCGCGCCCGTAACAGCAATCACCAACACCAGTCTCCTGACCAACTTCACCAACGCAGGGATCTACGACGCTGCGGTGCAGAATAATGCGATCACGGTTGGAGATGCTCAGGCGTCAACCACGGTATCTAAGTGGTCGCCCACAAGCATGAAGTTTGATGGTACTGGGGACTGGTTGACGGCAATTGATAGCCCACAACTCCAGCTTGGTACGGGCGATTTCACGATTGACGGATGGGTGTATTTATCTGCGACTGGCGCTATTTACGGGATATTAAGCAAAGGCGCGGCAGCAACGGGTTGGTCGGTTAACGTCACCGTTCTGAACAAGCTCCAGTTTAGCTACACGGCATCTAATCTGACGGGTACAACATCTTTGGCCGCGTCTACTTGGTACTATTTTGCTGTTGTCCGATCTGGCAGTGCGACGGGGAACCTGAAGGTTTATTTGAATGGCGCAGTAGACGCAACAAGCGGCGGCGCGGTAACGGACAACTTTAACCAGACAAACATTTTGTATGTTGGCGCGGATCGGGTTGGGGCAACGCCATTGAACGGATACTTGCAGGACGTTCGGATAACTAAAGCCGCCCGTACAATCACAACGCCAACCGCAGCATTCCCGACGAGGTAATCATGCAGCTTGCTAACTCAGAACTCATTATCAAGGACCACACAGAGTGGTTTCCCAACACCTCGTTTGGCGATCGTGGCCCGTCGCTCGACTGGATTGCCGAGCAGGGTTACTATGTCATCTCAGTTTGGAAGCCATACGACCACGCAACGGAGAAATTGGTATCTGCCGCGCCGCACTTGTTTGACGGGATGTGCTGTTTAGTTGACGTAGAACCTTTGACCGACGAAGAACTGCAAGCCAAAGTTGACACGCAGTGGCAGGTTGTTCGCACTCAGCGCAATCAGATGTTAAAAGATACGGACTGGACGCAGTTGGAAGACTCGCCGGTAGACAAGGCAAAATGGGCCGCGTATCGGCAGGAACTTCGTGATATAACTACGCAAGACGACCCGTTTGACATCACTTGGCCGAAATGAACTTTTTTGGCGGTTCGTTTTTTAGTGGGAGTTTTTTTGAGACTGTAGCCGGTACATTTTTTGGTGGGCAGTTCTTTAGTGGTGGGTTCTTTGACGCAATCTACAACACCTACTTTAGCGGGCCGTTTTTCAGTGGCGGGTTTTTTGATTCTGTGGTGGTCGGTGCAGACCAATTGTTGATTAAACTTCGGTCATTCACCGAAAGAAGGAGATTTTGATGGCTATTAACCTCAAAGCAATTACCTCGGTAATGGGCTACCAGCAGATCACAAGTCTGAGTTCTGCTACCAAACTGACCGTACCGCCCCGCGATATAAGCGGATTGATTGGGTCCCCTCGGATTGCTATCATTACGCCCGAAACGCAAGCCGTGCGCTGGCGTGACGATGGCGTAGCTCCAACCGCAAGCGTCGGAATGCCGTTGGCCGCTGGTGTTACGCTACAGTATGACGGTGATCTGTCGCAGATTCAGTTCATTGAGCAAACTGCCAGCGCCAAGTTGAACATCACTTACTATTCTTGAGGCCGAAATGCAAGTCTCTAACGACACAACCTCAGTTGACCCAATTGAGTATATTACCAAGCAGTTGTCCAAGGACTTGGTGCAGTTGCTACAAGTGCGTGACGAGTTGGCTGTTCGCCAAGGTGCTTTGTCTGCGGCAAAAGATGCCATGACTGACCGCGAACGGGCCAAACAAGAATTAGACGCAGCCAACGCAGAAGCAAATGCCTTACGGGCTGACGCAAAGACTGACCGTGATGCGGCTAGGTTAGAGTTGTACAACGCCAAAGCCAAAGTAAAAGATACTACCGCGCAGGCTAATACCGCGCTTGCTGCTGCGGTAGACCGTGAGACTGCGGTTGAATTACGCGAAAAAGCGGTGACAGATCGTGAGGCTTCTCAGACTGTGGCCCAGGCTGAAATTGACAGCCAACAGGCCGCATTAAAAGCCCAGACTGCCGCCTTGGACGCTCGCGTAAAAGCGTTTCAAGATAAAGTTGCTGCACTTACTGCGTAGGACACAAAATGGCCGTTAGTCTTTCACCTATTGGCGGGGCGGGTTGGCAGTTTTTTGACAACAACGGCGCTCCGTTGACTGGCGGCAAACTGTACACATACGCCGCCGGTACAACCACGCCGCAAACCACATACACAACTAGCGCGGGGAATGTAGCTCGCACTAACCCAATTGTGCTAAACGCTGCTGGCAGGGTTTCCGGAAGCGGCGAGATTTGGCTGACTAACGGCGTTTTTTACAAGTTTGTGTTGCAAGACGCCAACAACGTCTTGATTGCCACCTACGACAACATTGCGGGCATCAATTCTGTTGACGCGCAAGATATTCCATATTTGCCGCCGTTTACCAATTCTGTTGAAACAACTGTTGAAGACAAACTAGCTCAATTCGTCACACCTGAAGATTTTGGCGCAGTTGGTGATGGAATCGCAGACGACACAGCCGCCATGATTTTGGCTGTGAACTACATCAACAGCGTTTCTAATGTTTCGGAATTTATAATTGATCGCGTTTATCTTATTGACTTTCTTGCGCTTGGCGCAAATAACAGATTTGACATTACACGAAACGATCTAACTATTTGCGGTGGCGGTACGATCAAAGTAAAACCAGGCCCATATAGTGCAGGTGTTGCCAGTGGTGCTTACAAGTTTTACAGTTGTTTTTTCTGCACAGGTAACCGCGTTACTGTTGAAGGAATTACGTTTGACGGAAGCAATCAGTTTTCGCAGTATCTTTCCAGCCCTTCTTTGCCAAACTATTGGTGGAATGCTGTTTATCTTGTTGGCACAAGCACAGCAGTCAGGACCAAAAACGGTCGAGTTGTGAATTGTCGATATATCAATGGTGGTGGCTGGCCGTTCCGTGGCCAGTTTCATGATTACGGTCTGATCGATGGATGCTATGTGGAGAACTCGCAAGGCTGTGGTTTTGACTCTGGTTCTTTGTGTGTGGTGTCCAACAACATTTCATATAACGCACACGATGCACACTTCGCAACGTGGAACAGTGTGGGCGCAACAATTGTTGGAAACACGTGTGATACCAATGACAATGGTTCTGGAATTGATGTTTCTGGTTCAGTTGACGCAACTATCATTGGCAACACAATCAGAAACTGCGCGAACCGAGGCATCTGGGTTTTACAAGACCCGAACACTGCCAACCCATGCAGAAACATTGCTATTGTCGGCAACACGCTGACAGTCAACAACACCTACGTTCCGATTTCAGAACGCGGTGATATTCAAATTGGCCCTCTTGATGTAACTACTGATCCTCGCCCTGTTGGGACTGTAGACTGCCGTGGCCTGTTAATTAGCGGTAACAGCATTTTGTCTGAAGCAGGCGCAAATGCTATCACGCTGGGCAAATACGCTTTTTACACCATTATTGAAGGCAACACTTTTACTTATGATGCCGCCAGTCCGCCAAATAGAAGCGTCAGCATTTGGTTTTCACAAAACGTAATTGTTCGAGACAACAACGACATGATTGCACTGCTTGGCGGCAGTGGGAGCAGCCCAAAGGTTTTGGGCAATGGCCCTGTTTGGTTTGATGGCGTGAATGTGAGCATTGACACCAGTGCTACAAATCCCGCAGCACTTGGAAACGTCATTGCCAACTATTTTGTTGAGACAACTCGACGCGCAAACACAGGAAAAAACTACCAGATCGACCAACGATACGGATATTCAACATTTGGTGCGGAGTTCAACTCAGCTAACGGAAGCATAAATGTCGTTGATATTGGGTTTACGGCAGGTAGTTTTTCTGTTGCAGACATTGAGTTAATAGTAACTGTTGCTGGTGATCGAGGTGTGCGCCGCACCCGAGTTGCCTACCAAGGCACAAATGCAACAACTCCGACTCAAATCGTTGCCGCTGCTGACGAATACTCTGGTGGTTCCGTACCTCCAACCGTGACGTTTACGGCTTCAACGGGTAAAGTGCGAATTGCAATTGGTTCAAACGCAATTCTTGATGCGTCTTTTTGGATGCGTGTAAGTGGGACTGCAGGTACAGTTCCAAACATTACCCCACTTGTTTAAGGAATTATTATGGCGCTGAAAAAAACAATTACCCGAACTGCTTTTGGGCAGTCTGTTTCTGTACCGGATGCTTACATTCGCGTTCAAAACATATCAGGAACAAAATCAATGATTTATGCTGATGTTTCAATTTTGGTTTCTAAAAACGGTGGGCAGGTTGATAGCATAAAAGTCGGATTTGTTCCCAACCTTGATGGTGGAAATTTCATTAAGCAAACGTATGAATATTTAAAAAATACTTCAGAATTTGCAAACTCAATTGATTGCTAAACAAAATAAATCATGGCTGACCAAAAAATCTCACAACTGACTGCCGCAACAACTCCGTTAGACGGCACAGAAGTATTGCCAATTGTTCAAAGCGGGGCTACCAAAAAAGTTGCCAACAACGACTTACGGCCTAAACAAATTCAATCAAACGCTACCAGTGGCGTTTTGCAAGTTGCTGGGCCTGCTGCGGCATCTACTCGTGTCATGACTGCGCCTGATGCCAATTTTACAGTGGCAAGAACCGATGCGGGCCAAACTTTTACTGGCAACCAACGTATTAACGGCAACATTGGAATCCAAACCGCAGCGGCTACAACATCTTCAACCGATGTGTCTGTTGATTTGGGTGGCTCTAATGGTTCTAATACGACTGGCCTGGTTTCTTTTTCTTTGGCTAAAGGCGCGACTTGGGATGGTTCAAACTGGAAATACACCACAAGTTACGCAGACGCAAAAATATTTGCTTTGTCGTATTCAAGTGGATTTATTTGGTATCATGCCGCGTCTGGAACGGCAGGTAACAATGTTTCGTTCACTCAAATTGGCAGCTTAAACAATAGTGGTGATTTTACAATTTTTGGCGCCACTGCAACAAAAGCGTCTGGCACGGCATGGGCAAATCCTTCTGATGCTCGATTAAAAGACAATGTTGTAAATTATGCAAAAGGATTAAATGAATTGTTACAAATTCAACCTCGCACATGGATTTACAACGGCAAAGGCGGCACGACAAAAGGGGTGCTAGGGCTTGGTGTTGTTGCTGATGAAATTGAAAAAGTTTTGCCTGATACAGTAAGTAATTATTTAAGTGAAGCCGAAAACATTGAATTTAAAAAATTTGACTCAAGTGAAATTATTTGGTTGCTGGTCAATTCTGTGAAAGAATTGGCTGCGGAAATCCAAGAAATTAAATCACAACGTGTTTGACAAGCGCCTTCTTAGCGCATAATCTAAGAACTGTACCGGCCCAGCAGACCGGGGAATCTTAGGATTCAAAATGTCGGAAGAAGTAGCGATTGAAGCGGAAGTAGCGCCCGCGCCGGAACTGGAAGCCACGGCGGCCCCGGAACCTGTAGTAGATACGCCGGAAGTTGCGCCCAAGACATTCTCGCAAGAGGAACTTGATGCCGCGATTCAAAAACGTCTCGCAAGAGAACAGCGAAAGTGGGAGCGTGAGCGTCAAGCACCGCCGCCCGTTGCCGTTGATGTTCCCCCTGTGGATCAGTTTGATTCGGTTGATGCGTATGCAGAAGCCAAAGCAATCCAGCTAATCGCACAACGGGACCAGCAGCGCCAGCAGACGGAGATTCTTGAGGCGTATCACGAACGTGAAGAAGAGGCTCGGACCAAATACGATGACTTTGAACAGGTCGCGTATAACCCAAGTCTCAAGATCACGACCGTGATGGCACAAGCGATTCAAGCCTCTGATGCTGGCCCTGATGTAGCGTACTACCTCGGGTCCAATCCAAAAGAGACAGATCGCATTTCCCGTCTTAGCCCGATCTTGCAAGCAAAGGAGATTGGACGCATTGAGGCTAAAATAGCCAATGATGTGCCAGTTAAACGTACTACG